ACCTGTTAAACTTGTAAAAGCGTTACCTTGGGACGCACTATCTTTAAAGAACTCTAGCGTCCCATTGCCAATAAGCATACCCATCTGATTTCCAGTACCAAAACTTGCCCCATAGCTAGACGCACTAGTGCCTGTATATTTTTTGCCATTATTGGGATAATATCCACGAATAACATCGTATACTGCGTTATTATTTGCACCAGTTATATCTTCGGGAATAATTCCACATATATAACCTTGATCCACTACAAACTCTACATAATACTTTTGAGAGTCTGCAATATCAGGAATAACTATTGTAGAATTTGCTTTATATCCGCTACCTGTACCATCTGAAAATTTTAAATTTCCTTCAGCCAAAGTTCCAGAACTGTCTACGTGATTAAACGTAGCAAAGTTATTCGTAGGGCTGTCAGGAAGGTGGTCGTGAACAGCTAACCCACTAGAAGTAAAATGCAAAGTATTGCCACTGGTATCAGCACCCACTGTTGAAGAACTAGCAGTACCAACTCCACTGTTTTTAAGTTCTAATAAATAAGACCCTGCGGCATAGGTTAACCCTGTAATGTTTTTAGGAATCCATATGTCATTCTTTAACTCTCCAAGATCTGATATTGCATGTTGCACTCCAGATATTTGTGCTATTTGAGCAAGCTGAACATCAGCATAAGCACTAGACTGACCTCTAGCCCACCTTCGTATTTCAGCAGAAAAGATATGTGTATCTAAATTTTCAGATGGGTATGTTGCAGTTCCAAAAGATGTTACTTGAATACCATTAACATACAATTTTACTCTGTTCGTATTTGTTCCTTGAGTTGTATCTATTGCAAAAACTATGTGATACCAAGCACTAGTGTCTCTAAATACCTGAGTTGTTATAAGATTTATAACTGTATTATTGTTACCTGTTTCTTGGTATAGTTGTAGTAAATCTCCAGAAGTAATTATAATATTAATAGAGTTATCAAAGTTAGAATTTAGAGAAGCACCTGATGCAAATATACGAGTACTAACTCCAAGTTTGCTTCTCTTAAGCCAAAAACTAGTAGTATTAGTTCGTAGATTTGCCGCAGTGCCAAGAGTATGTGTTAAGTGTCCGTTACTGGCAGTTTCAAACCGTACAGAATTATCTATTTGGTGGTCATAAAACCCACTTGATGGATTAGCCATCCACGCTGTTGAACCAAACGGGCCACTCATTATGATGCATCCGCAAAGGCTAGTTGTGGTGCGCCAAGGCATACTTTTCCTGCCGCAATTACAACGTAAGGAACAATATCTATAGAACTAGCGGCAGTACTAAGTACTATAACTGCTCCACCTGCACAAAAATATTGATTACCTACAGACAGAACTCGTGATCCTGTACCATCTTGGATAAAAGATATAAAGCCTGACTGTCCTACTTGCTCTGTGGTAGGATTAACCAATGTAGTATTACCTGTTAACGTCAATACAAAGTTTTGATTAGCAGAATAGTCTAGGGTTACGTTACCTGTGTTACTTGTATCAGTGTCTGTATTAGCAACGGCTGAACCACCAATTCCCAGATTACCTGCGACAGTTACGTTTGTTGTACCAGTAGGTATCTCAATTACATCTGCGTCTGCGTCATTTTTAATTGTTACATCATTAGTAGAGCCTTGACCTGTAAGGATTAAGCCTTCTGCGCCAGTGTAACCCATCGCGGCATTATCTCCTGCCGCTGTATCTCCGTCTGCATTTACAGTTGAAGCTGTTACAGTCCCAACTATGTCTACATTTGTAGTGCCTGTTGCAATACCTAGAACTGTAGCATCTGCGTCATTAACAAGAGTTACGTCATTAGTAGAACCTTGACCTGTTAGTATTGCGCCAAGTGCCGCTGTATAACCTAAAGCGGCATTGTCTCCTGCCGATGTATCTCCGTCTGCGTTTAATGTAGAACCTGTTATATCGCCTGTTACATCTAGATTTCCTCCAGAAGAAAGAGTCATTTTTGTAGCGGCCGCTTCAGACGCACCCGTCATAAAGTTTAAACTAGTCGCATTGCTCGAAGAGCTAAAGTCACCTTCAGAAATAGCTTGAATAGCCGCAGAAACGAGAATAGCGTCTGTGCCTGTTCCCTCGTCTGGAGCCTGAAAAGAAATCTTACCAATAACGTCATTAGCCGCAATATCTGCTTCTGTAGTTTGTAAAGTTAAATTTGCAGTACTGTTATCTCCAGTCCCTGGGTTTTTAATAAATAGACTTGGCACATTTAAATCTGAAAATGCATCAACAACTGCCGCACCACTTCCTGCACCATCAAGGTAAACTGCCTTAACATGCCCAGCAGGGATTGCTATTGTAGCCCCAGAGCCTTCTTTAATAATTACACCAAAGCCACCAGTCGTTGCATTTTCAATAAAATGCATCCTATTTATTGTATTAGGGCCAATTGTAATTGTGCAAACACTATCTAAAGTTCCTGTGTATTTGATATAAATAGCTCTTGCTTGGTCTGTACCTCCGTCTGCCACTGTGGAGGCATGAGTGTTAGCGTTGGTTGTTATGGCCTCTGTGCCGTAGCTGAGAGCCTCTCCAATCAATTCTAAATTAGTATTTGTTACTGTTCCCCATGACCCAGACTGATCTCCTGTGGCCATCTCATTGAGTCTGAGGTCATTTACATAGGTACTTGTCATATCAATCGATCCTTATTATGCTGTTCGCCCCTGCCGCTGGGAAAACAATTTGAAATGTACCGCCTGAGACCGTAAAGTCTCCACCAAAAGCCAGTATAGCAATTGCCTTATTACTATTAGATGAATTGTAAATCATAGCACCATTAGCGGTAAATGACGCTGAAGTCCAACTTGGGTCAGCCGCGTCAAAGCAGGCTTTAACGCCAGAGATTGTAACTGCTTTTGATGATAACGTAACACCGCCAGTTGCGTAACCACTACCATTGGCAACTTCATTTATTCCGCTACTTGCGTATGCTGTAGTGGCCGCACCTAAACTAGCAGAGCTAGTGAAAAGAGCTATTTTTATTGTATCTGTAACCATCTGATGTTCTTCTTTTAATATTTCAGATTTAAAACTTGTACACATTGCTTGAGCTATAGACATTATATTCCTCCATTGTATTCAGCAGTGTAATCTCTTAGCATCTCTTGCTGGAATAACTGAACTGATTCATCGAATTGCTGTTTATATAAGGTTAACGTATTTGCGTCTTTTAGGAAAGCAGAAGTTTCATAAAGGCAAGCCGCCAATAAAAGAGCCTCTGCATGATCACCTAACCACGTTGTAGTATTGCCAGATGTTAAGCCTGCCGCTGGAGCGATAAACTCAACGCTGTAAGCAAGAATTGCATCAGGTGTTGGCGCAAGAGTTATAACAGTTCCTGCTGTACCTGCCGAACTCGTACTGTACATTATTGGCGTTGCTTGAGTTGTCGAGTTCGGCCAATAATCTCTTAGGTAGGAATCTACCCTGTGATCTAGAAAGCTAACAACATTGCTAGACGTAATAGATACATTCCTAATCATTCTTGCACTTGCCACTGTGTATTGGGTTGTACCTACAACAAGATTTGCCGCTGAGGACGTAAACCTAAAACATGGCAAGTTTGGCAATCTTTGGTAAATCATTTCTTCAGCTTGGCTAATAATTTGATCTACAGATGCTGTTAACTCAGAAGAATCATCCTCTGTAAAATTTTTAATATTAGATACTAATGTTGCGTAATTCATTTAATCACCCCACGGCCCTTGACCCCAAGTTGAGTTTCCCCAACCTTGTATGTTAACTGCTTCTGTTCCTGTCGCGCCTGTTCCTGCCACGCCTGCTTCAGCTATAGACAACTGCATATTAGACCCGTCTGTTTCTCCAAATGCTCCTGTAGTTCCTGTTCCTGCTACACCTGTTTCAGTAAGTGTTAAAGTTATTACTGATGTTCCTATAGCTCCTGTGCCTGCCAAACCTGTTTCAGCAACACCTAGAGCAACTGATCCTATTTCACCTGTGCCTGCCACGCCTGCCTCAGTAAGTGTTAATTCTTCTACATAAGTTCCAATTTCACCTGTGCCTGCCACGCCTGCTGGGGTAGGTTTAACGCTAATTGAAACCTCTGCGTTAATCCCTGCACCTATTGCTCCTCGCCCATGCATCCCAATTCCAGGAAGTAATCTTGGGTCAATTGTCCAGTCTTGCGTAAACCCAACAACAAATAAAACATTGTCAGGATCATTATCTGGGCGA